AATTCATAAACATATAATTTACCTAATTGATAAAATGGTTGTTCGTGCTCTACAAATTTAACCTCAAATAATCTTTGACCAAGTGGAAAATAAACTAAGTCCCCTTCTCTTGGTCTAGATGATAAAACAATTTCTTCGTCACTTTCTGCTTCTAAAAATGGAGCAATAAAATCTTCATATCTTTCCTTGGAAATTATTAAACTTAAATCATCCTTTAAACTCATACCAAATTTAGTTAAAATATCTCCCTGCCCACTATATCCATCATAATTGTTTATGTATGCCTCTAAAGCAAAATTATCATCAAATTTTGACGATGAGATTTCTTTAAGTATAGTTTCTTTTCTTACAAATTTTCTAGGTATATAAACTACTTCTACACCATAAATCCTCAACTGTTCGTTGATTAACTCCTGAACAAGTCTTTGCTCATTTGGTGAACCCTGAAGAAAGAAAGGATTTAGTGCCATTATTATCCAATAAAGTCGTAAGGTGGTAATTCATAATCGAGAGACATTCTTTGTTTTAAATCTGCTAATTCTCTTTCGGCGTCTTCATATAGTTCTCTACCATTCAATTCAATTCCTCCAGGCAACTTGACTCCTCTAAATTTAATTAAATTTTGACCCCACTGTCTTTTTATGGTGGCAGTTAAATATTTTTTCAAGAAGCTATCATTATAAACATTAGTAAAGGTATTTGGATCTAAAATTCTATAGCAATCAATTACCAAGAAATTACCTACCTGCTGTGCTCGCCAATCAATATCCAAATACATTCTATTTTGTCTTTTATTAAATCTAATTTGTTTATCGGTGGTTAGGAGAAAATCAATATCTTCAAGATAAGTCTTAACCATAGAATATTGTAATAAATCAACGGAATTAAAATAATATAAATCGTTTAAAAATAATTGATATTTGATACTAAACATTCCACCGGAAATGGAACTAGTATCAAACTTAAAAACTTTTTCAATACCAATTACAGATTCTGGAACTTGAATAAAATTTGATGTTTCGTAAAAATTAGATGTTATGGTTCCCAATCCACTTACATTTGTTGATGTCCCAGTAGTTGTAACTACTCCAACACCACCTGTTGTAGCAGAACCCCTATCAATATCTTCCTGCGTTAATTGATATTTTAAATACATTCTTTCTACGCCATCAAAATGCCTTTCCTGGAAGTATTGAAGGGCATCATCTACTAAATCATCTATTTGCTCATCCGCAATGTTAATCTCTAGTACAGGGGCACCCAGGCGTCTTAGACAGTAATCTATGAGTTCTTGCTTACTTGAAGGTTTAGACATTAATAGGATCCCCCATCTATTACGCTTGACCAGGTAGGAACACCTGAATTATTGGTTGAAAGTATATAGTTAGTTTCTGATATTGCTACTGCAGTTGTACCTGTTGAAACTAGTTGATCATTCAAATCAAAGTATGCCACGCCATATGGTTGTCCAGCCGGATAATAAAGTGATTGTCCTACTGTGAGAATTCCAGTAATATTTCCATTTCTGGAAGTAAATTCATCAAAAATTAAATCTCCATCAATATATACATTATTTTTAAATGTCGCTACTCCAACAAAAGTTGATATCCCACTAACATTAAGTTGAGTAACAGATGCAATACCACCTATTACATTTTCAGCATTAACTGCATTAAAAGCAAAATTGGATCCACCAGAAATACTTGAGATAACCTTTACACTATTCTGTTGTCCAACTCTAACTTTTATGTCAGACATCAGCGAGTGACTCCATCTCTTACTAGGACCATTCCTTCAATTACTCTAGTTTTTGTAGAACCAGTAGTTATTAAAACATCATATACATATCTACCTGGTTTTAGATTGGTAGTTTGTGCAGCAGTTAATGAAATTATAATTTTTCCCGAAGTTTGTGGCAATCCAATTGAAGAACTAAAAGTAATCGCAGTGGAACTACCAGAATATTTTCTCATTTGAGATTCAACGGCATATCCAGTTAAATCTAGAGAAGAACTAGTATCTGATGATTCTAAAGTAAAGGTTTGACTAAAATTAGAACCAGCATTTATTATTAAGTTATTAACGTATACTGCTGCCATCTATTTTTTTAGCTCTACAATATATTTATATACTGGGAATAGTTGCTAAGACCTCTTGCTGTTTCAAATATAATTTACAATAAAGTTTTGAAAAATTTTTTAATTCATCAAAACTCAATTCATCAATAAATCTAGAATGTTTTTCATACTCAAATAGTTTATTAATTGTTTTTAATTCAATTTCATTTGGATCCATTTAGTAACTCCTTTAATAATGACTTAATTTCATCAATATCTTGTTTAATCATATCTAATTCTTTTTTTTGCGATTCTCTATTATTAACTATATTAAGATACTGATTATATGCCGCAGAATCGCAATTAACAATAGCTCCGCTATTTTCATCTCTATAAAGATTCGTATACCCCTTTACTCTAATCATCTTACGGCAATCGTTCTAAGTTCTTTGATTCTTGGTGGATATGCCTGGTTAGTTCCAGACATTACGATTTTAATTACATATCCATTAAATAATCCAAGATTATTAGCAGTAAATTCATATTCTTTAAATTCATTTTCCAAACTAGAACTTACAAAAGAATCTGGTTTTCCATTATTTAGAGAAGAATCAACTACCGAAAGTCCTGATGCCGTAGATGTAAGATTATCATATCCGGGGAATAGTTCAAATGATTGTTCAACTTCCGAAGAGTCTGGTCTAAACAAACTATACAGAACTCTAAAATCGGCAGATTCGTGACGATATGCGGATAAAATAACTTTAAGAGAAGTTGCTGGTTGTACCAGATTTACTGCTCTTGAAACATACACTACTGCGTGTGGATCATTTAGTATGGAATTAGATCTACCATCAGATGCATAATCAGAAACTGGACTGTTCAAACGATTAGAAATAAACTCGGTAAATGCGGTATCTAAAAATATTATAGGCGATAAATTAGAATCTGTTGTACTTAAAGTTATTCCAGTTGTAAATGATTTATTTCTAGGCAAATTGCCAAGATATTCCGTTTCGTTTTCTTTAGAGCATACAAGTCTCACAGATTTTAGAGTATTTAATGTGTTTAACTGAATTGGTTCAAATCCATTGTCCAAGAATGAAGTCTCATTTCCACTTACACTTGTTCCTGAAACAGATCTAATCACCGCCGAAACAGATGTGGAAGATCCTGGAGTAATGATGTCATATGTTGGTACTACGGAACTATAAAGAATATTTTCTGTAGCAAGAACTTTAGAACCTCCTAAGGTTGCTTCTGAGGTAAACTGTAGTTGTGGCATTCCTGCAGGTGTTCCATCAACACTTCTATTTTCTCCATTTGTCGATCTATTAATTTGGAGATAATATCCATCTAATCCAATATCTAAATCATCAATATCGTGAGTTGTATTAATTCTGCGTAATGAAACTCCATTTAATTCATACTTATACATTAAAGTATTAATATTATGATCAATTGAAATGGTAGAATCAATACCTCTAGTAATAGTACCTAAGAATCCACTACCAATAGACTCATACTTAATTATTTCGTTTCCAATTTTTACATATCCAGGATTAGAACCACTTACGGACACTCCCTCAAAAGTTCCAAAGTTTGAAGTATCACCAACTGCAACAGAAATTGTTGTTGATGTTGAAGTTAGAGATGAAGTAAGTACAACTGGTGCGGTACTAGATTCTGCGTCATAAATTCTAAGTTTATTCGTATTTCCATACATTCCATGATCAAAATGCTCTACTCTTATATAATTTCCAGAATATTGATTAGTTGAAGGTGCAAAGTTCCTAATTGTAGTGCTTGCAAGAGAAACTATTGTATTGGAATTATTATAGTAACTTAATCCGGCACCAACTGTAAAATCTTTTCCCTGAATATTTTCTAGATATAAGGTATCAACTCCAGTAATTGATGAAATTGTAATTCTTGCATCGCGCCCACGCACCGAAGAACCGGTGCCCACTGTAGAAGTTACAATACCAACAACATCTCCTACTGCATAACCATTTCCAGGACTTACGGTTGTTATTCCGGTAATTGTTCCGGCGGTTGCTGTGATATTTAACACAAGTCCAGAACCATTTCCAGTAATATTATAAGTGCTTACATTAGAATCGGTAACATAATTACTTCCACCAGTAGTTAATCCTACT